AGAGACAACTTATCTGGCAGATGGGATTCCAGAGGAGATATTGTATAGCGTGTATGCCGAAAACGAGAAGAATCCAAGCGGAGAACAGTTGAAACAGGGCTTGATAAACTCTCTCACCACAGATGCACAGAAGAAAAAAGCCAGAAACTACAGCATTCCATCTTTTGAAACGCTGAGAAGAAAGTTAAGCAGCGCATTGAGAGAAGGGGCAGACTCTAATTGGTACAGGAATTTTGGCATGGGCGTGGCAACCAAAGTTGGTTTTGCCAATATGCATGAGTTTTCTGCACTCTTTGCAGCTACTAGCCCTGAAACAAATGTTACTCAAAACATTCAGGAAACACTGGATGTCATGCGTATTGCCAGAGAGATTGATCCTGTTGAAAAAAGCAAACAGTTTTCTGGGGAAATTGGCAAGGTGCTTGCTGGCAGAACAATTGCCAATAAAAAGAAAGCAATCCTAAATTTTTACAAGCGTGGCTATTACACCACGGTCCGTAAGGGAGCGTTGAAAACTCCAAACTATGCAGAGACTGTCTTGAATATGGCTGACAATGTATTTTCTCCTTGGGCGGTAATGGACAGCCATATGTTTAATCTTCTTGGAATGTCTAAGACACCAACAGAAAGAGAGTATCGATATGCTCAGGGAATGATCCAGTTGTTGGCAAGCGATCAAGCCTACAATGTCTACGATGCTGAAGGCAATTTTGTTCGCACAAGAAAACTGGAACCACATGAAGTCCAAGCAGCGTTGTGGGCGTACCAAAGAAATGGTCTTGAAGAAGGCGGGGCATTGCCTGATGAATCTGATTTTGACTTGGCTATGAGAAAGAATGCCAAGAAGATGGAACAGCTTGAAGCGGTTATCAACAGGGATGCACCACTAAAAGATTATTTCATTCAAGCACCTAGACCTCATTACATCGGTGGTGAAAGCAACAATCCATACAGCACCTACAATCTGGACAAGCAGATTTATCTGTCTAGGCTCGCTATGGCTCCAAAGGTCATTATAGAAACGAAAGTTGGCAGATCGAGAAAGTATATGCCAGAGGGTTTTGAGCTGTCTATGGATGAGTGGATAGACTATCATTCGCGAGTTAAGGAATCCATCGTGGACAGAGATGGACAGATAACATTTTTAAGGGAATTGGGAATACCACATACCTTTGAAATGGGGCTTGGCACTTACGAAAATGAGTTGAGTCCGAACTTTGTCCTCAAGTTACCGACATTGGATTATGCAGAAGCCCAAGATGTTGGTGCAATTCTGGCAGATGCCTTTATGCAGGACTCTGTTGCTACTGGTTATATGCAACCCAATGGCGCAAACAGGACACTGCTTATCTCCAAACCTGATGACGCTGCTTTTACGCAGGAAGAGCTGACTGAATTTAACAGAAGGCTTGAAGAATTGAGAAGAGCCACAGCATGGGGAGAGGATGTTACTGTTGATTATGCCCTGATGGGAAGTGACCAGAACATGATAATCATGGGTGATCCAGCCAGTTGGGGAGTTAGCAGCGCAGACTACAGGTCTGCTAAACTTGGAGAGTTGGCAGAAATGGTGTTGCCTATTGCCGAGACATTAGGGTTTAATATTAAACGATCACGATTAAATACGGAGTTAATAAATTATGAACAAGAAGATACAGCAGGAAACCCAGAGTATGGATATAGATCAAAAGTTGGACAGCTTAGGCATAGAGGAAGTTTCCCCGGAACACCCAATATACAAAGAGCCGCCATTCGTGATCTTTACCTCCCCGTCTGGAAAACCTACCAAGCTCTCCTTAAAGAACAAGGCGCAGAATCCCAAGACTTAATTCCCCCTTGGGAAAAAGCTGGCAATGCTGTTGGCTCAAATCTTGGTGTCGAGATTAAAATTGAGGAAGCAGTTGCAGAAGTTGAAAACATTGTCAAAAGCATGGCAAGAGGCACGATTCCATTATGGAATACAGGTGCCAGCCCGCTTGCGATAGCTTCAGCCTTTAACCATGTTGATGCCAAACTAGACCAGACTATCCCAGAAGAATGGACAGCCCATGATGTCATTGACAATTATGAGTTAAGCCCAGAAAACTCTGCCACTTTTTCGAGAAGGGTTCCAGATGAAATTTGGGATACCGAGTTTAGCGATCTTAGGACAGTAATCTATGGCAAACCGAAAGAAGGTAAGCCTATAGAGGTTCCTGATGAAACTCCATTCCAGAGTATGCTCAAGGGAGTTTTGAATCGTGATACATTCTCTGAGAGATTTGAGTCGGTAAGAGCAAAGTTTGTCGATAACTGGGCATCTTGGGAAAGAACCTCAAAGGAGGCACAGAGGGTCTTGGGGGTAACTTACCTTGCCGATCTTGATGCCGTTGCCGCTATAAGGTTCTCTGACCGTGCTAGAGGCATCATGGCAAGAGGACTAACTAGGGGTGTACCAGCAGTTATAGAAACCGAGGGTGGTGGAAGTTTTGTCAAGGTAGTGCCATTCGTTGGCACAAATGGTAAGGAAGTCGGTGGATTGGTTCAGATACTAGCACCTCTTTACAAGGAACAGGCATTAAACCAGAAGCCTATGGAGAAATATTTCCATGCCTATGCGGTAGTCAGGCGTGGCACAAGGCTCAACAAGGAAGGAAAAGCAACACCAGTTACTGAAAAGATGAAGGCTCAAGCCAAAGAGCTTGCCAGAAAATATCCTGTCATCAAGGAAGTCTATGACAACTACCAGAAATGGAACAATGAACTCCTTGATTTCGCAGAGAAAACAGGAATATTGAATCAAGAAGAAAGAGTGCTGTGGCAAGGTTATTCAGATTACTATCCATTCTATAGATACTTTCCTTCGGATGAGAAATATAAATACAGGGGACCGAAACTTGGAAGTGCGTTAGTTGGGGAAAGCCCATTCAAGAAAGAATTGAAAGGAAGTTTTGCCCCGATTAACGAGGATATGCTTACTGCATTGACCAGAAACTCATTGTCCATTGTTACCAGAGGCATGAGGAATGTTGCCTTGCAACGCATTATGCGTGATGCTGTCACCATTGGTTCGGCAACTCCCATAGACGCAAAAGACGCAAGAAAAGGTGCTCCAGATATAGTTTACTATCAGGAGAATGGTTATGGAACTGAGCGTTATTTTACAGTCCACGATCCTGCGCTTATAAAATCAATGGAGGCATTCGGTTCTTCTGGCTTGGGGAACATAACAAAAGTATTGTCAATGCCAGCAGGATGGTTGAGGGATTTGGTTACACGAAGCCCAGACTTTATTATTGCCAACCTATTGCGTGATACCTTGTCTGCCTACGTTACCAGTGGTGCAAACATGGTTCCTGTTGTTGATACCTTCAAAAACTTTGTTGGCTCAAGGGAAGACATGGACACGCTTGCTGATTTTGGTGTTGTGGGTGGGTACGATTTTTCCAACGATCCAGAAAATATAGCTCAGTACATATCAAAAATCCTGCAAAGAGAAGGACAATCTGTCCTTGGAGGAATATCTGTCAAAGATGGTGTTAAGAAAGCGTGGGATTGGTTGGGAGATATTACCACCAAGTCTGATGCTTCTACCAGACTGGCGGCATACGATCAGGTTTTGAAGGAAACAGGCAACGAAGCTGAGGCTGCGTATCAGGGAATGGAAATTATTAACTTCTCAAGAAGGGGATCAAGCTCACTCTTTAGAATTTATGCATCGGCAGTACCATTCCTAAATGCAAGGATACAGGGCTTGGATGTGTTTTACAGAGCGTTGAAAGGAGAATATTCTGCTTACAGGGGAATAAATACACCGGGAGACATAACCCAAAAAGCATTAATAAGAGGCGGTTATCTGTTTGGTATGACAGCCCTGTATTACGCAATGGTTAGCGACACCGATGAATACAAGAATGCGAGAAGGGAGGTCAGGGATGACAACTGGATAATTCCTTATGCTGATGGTATTCCAGCCCTGAAGATTCCTATTCCTTTTGAGGTTGGTGTTATCTTCAAGGTCTTTCCAGAAAGGCTTATGGATAATCTCTTTGGTGAAAGCACTATAGATGATGTTTATGAAAGCTATAAGAGACAACTGGCAACATCTTTGAACATTCCAATTCTGGAACCATCGCTTGGCATACAAGCCCTTGCGCCATTGGTGGATGCGTACATTAACTTTGACAGCTATACCCGAACAGACATTGTTCCTTATTATATGGAAGAAGGTCAGGAGGCAGGGTATCAATCCAGATATACCACCAATGAACTTACCAGAATTTTAGGTGAGGCGTTCAACATATCACCAATCAAGCTGGAATATGTTCTCAGAGGCTATGGTGGCTCTCTCGGCTCTTATGCGTTAGCTGTTGTTGATGCAATGACAAGAGCGTTTTCAGACAGGGATTTGATCCCACAGAACATAGATCGCTACCCTGTTATAAGGCGTTTTTCCCAAACCCCTCAGGGTGGTGGCTTGCAACAGCAATTCTACGAACTAAGAACAGAAGTTAACAAGTCAGTGCAGACATTGAACTCTCTCAAGAAAGAGAAGAGGATGGATGAATACAGAGCTTACAGAGAAACCCATGCTGATTTGCTTAGGTTGCGTACACCTATTTTAGCTATTGATCGTTACATGAAGAGCTGGAGAAAACGCAGAGACAACGTACAGAGATCAAAAACCATACCACCACAGAAGAAGAAAGAGTTGTTGTTGCAGATGGAGATAGAAAGAGACAGACGACTAGCTTCTGTTCCTGTCCTGAAGAAGAGGGCAGACATCCCATTCGCAGACTGGAATCTCTAATTTTGACCAGTCAATATTTGATTTAACCTATTGCTACATTCCACGCACCAGTGGTACGAATACCAAAATATTTTATAAGTTGATGCCTGCAGCGAAAAACAAAATATTTTAGTTTGGGACGGGGCCATTCAATAATATCTGTTTATTACATAGCCCAAGAAGTTATAGCTTTGCCAGACTTTTGTCACATTGCCCAGTTTTTGTAACTCTTTGTTCAGTTCATCTTCTTTCTTGCAGAACATAGACACAGACAGTTGCAGTTCCTTTTCCAGTATTTCTTCATCAGAAAAACTTTTCCTCTTTTCCTGTATGTGTAGCTTGTGAATTAAATGTTGCAACCTGCTGTCGTTGAGATAAACCTTTTCGGCAATCAGGAAGATCGCTCCAGACTCAATCCTTTCCCCTATCTGATTCAATATCCTCGCTCTTTTCCTAGAGCCTAGAAACTGTAAAAAGAACATTGATGATATTACCGATATGTTATCGATGTCTTTTAGTTCTGTTTCACAATCCCCTTTTATAAAACTAAAATCCTTTCTCCTGCCTTTCATGTCAACAGAGTCAATGCCGATGTATTGACAGCCACTTATCTTTGGTATTTTTGACAGGAATCGACCAGTTGAGCAACCCAAGTCAACCAAAGAAGATTCTTCTTGGGCATATTCCTTGGCTACATTTACAAAGATGTTATCCAGAGTGGAGAAATTAGGGATAGAGAGATCAATGTGTCTCTCGAAATCGTCTATAGCTGAGAAGTCAAACTGCTTTGCCATTCTTTTTTTTATGCACCATCTGGATTCTAGTGCCCAACCATTCCATGACATTGACTGCCATAGCCCGACCACAGGCTTCATACCTTTGTGATATGGGAGCCTGTTCTTTTGGCTTGCCTTTGTAGGGTATTTGGGTGTAGTTGTCTGGAAACCCCTGCAATCTCTCGCATTCAAGTGGAGTGAGTCTCCTGACAATCCCCTGTCTTTTTTCTGGCTGAACCATTACACATGGCTGTCTATTGCCACCAGTCATGGCGTTGAGGGTGGGCGATATTTCTTCTTTTTGTATTCTTGGAGCGCCGCCGTCTTGAGATCGTCTTTCAAAACACATAACCGAATGCCTGTCGGTAGCTGTTAAGGTGTACATGGAGCCATCCTCTTGTACTCCACTCCCATTTGAGTTGAAGTTTGCTGCCTGTACCGCAACAGGATTGTCGTAGGAAATGATGGTTCCTCTCTCGTAAGCGGAAAAGCGACCTCTCGCCATCAGGGTTCCAGATACTTCATCCTCAGCATATTCCCCTTGGAAGTTTAGCTTTCTCCAGATTTGTTCAGAAGAACCCTCCTCAGTCTCTCTGGAAGTTTCTTCCCTTTTTTTTCTGCTCGGTGGAGGATTCCCTGACAGTGCTTCTCTGTCAAATAATACTTCTGCGGGAGGTCTCCAGTCTCCAAGATGTCCGACAACGAAGACACGCCTTCGTCTTTGTGGGAGTGCTCTTGGAAATCGTTGTGTTCTCGTGTACTGAGCATCAAGAACCCTGTAGGCGAACCCATACCCGCATTCTGCCAGTGCTCCAAGGAAGTTTCCAAAATCCCTTCCTTTGTCCGAGGACAATAAGCCGGGGACATTTTCCCAGAGAATCCACGGAGTTTTAAGTCTATCAGCCAAGAGTATAAACTCCAAGGCGAGGTTCCCTCTATCGTCTTCAAGTCCTTTTCTAAGTCCAGAGATGCTGAACGAGGCGCATGGGGTTCCTCCCACAAGGATGTCTGGGTAGGTTTCTTTTTTGAGGTCATCTTTTTGTATTCCTGTAAAGTCTCCAAAGTTTTTAATCTCTGGATAGTGATAATTTAACACAGCAGAGCGAAAGGGGTGAATCTCAGAGAGACCGACACAGTTCCACCCTAATGGATGCCATGCCACTGAGACAGAATCTATTCCGCTACAGACTGATAGATAATTGATTGTCATTCCATTTCCTTTTCTTCTTTCAGTTTCTTGGTTCTGAAGAACCCATCGTACTCTGGATGTTTCACGTGGAACAATCTTGCATAGAAAGCAATGTAATCGTTTGAAATCTTGAAGTCAGAACCGCTTGTTTCTACTGTTGTGTGCCAACGAATCCTTTGAATGACAGCCCATGCGCTGTAATGTTCTCTGCCACTTGATATTGCTTGGAGTGTAAACCTCTCAAACAACCGCCAAACATCAGGGTTTAGCTTGTGCCATGTCCACCACTCACTCTTTCGGTCATGGAGTTTTAGTTCTGGTATGGACATAATGCTGACCAGTCAATATTTGTTTTCATGATCCTGCAAGAATCCTGTTCATTAGTCCTCTTGTCATTCTAGTCCAGATTTCCTGATCACTAAAACTAGCACACCTGTAACACAATGACAACGTAACTGGGCTACCTGTGGCTCCTCTTACTAATTTAGTTCTTTCTGTTGGGTTTTCAGCACAACACTCACACTTTGGCGACTTGGTTTTTTTTGCACCACCGCCTCTTCTGTATTTTCTGGTGTAGTCTAGGAATATTTGTTTCATTTAATTGTCGGTACGATTCTTTTTTTGTATGCCGTTTCCAAAACTCGGATGCTCTCCCTGAGTGATTCGACCTTGTTTTCCAGTTGCTCGATGTAGGTTTCCTTTTCAGTAAGTATCTTCTTTATTAAAAGGTTTTCCCTACGCAAGCCATCAGCCAAGCTACGAAACATATCCGCTTGGGCATTTGTTGTTTCAGTCACTGCCCAAGCCTTTTCTGTGCTGTATTTCTCTTTACTCATCTACCCACTCTCCTCGTCTTAGTTTGTCTTTGTTAAGGAACACCATTTCATAACCCCACAGATTACCACGAAACAGTTTTTTGCTTTCAGTACGAGTAAAGGTTTCTGCCTCTTCTTCAGCTACCCAACCACTGAGACAGTTCCAGAACAGGTTAGGCTCATCAATACATCTAACTTTCATTTCTTTCCTCAAACCAGTGGTTGTACCTATTGTTTATGTCCTCAAAGAGTATCTGTGCAAACTCGTTGGTTCTGAGTTCACTCCTTGATTGTATGTTGCAGAATTGCCTGATGAATTCAGATGCATCTTCTTCTTTGCTGACCTTGCAAAACTTCCAGAAAGTTTTTTCTCTGGCGAGGATTCCTGCTCTATCTACAAACTTCTTGCCAGTTGTCTTCTTCCTGATTGGGTTCTGTGGAACAGGAGTCTCATCGTCCTGAATGCCAACCAGAGCACAGTAATATCTTTGACCTACCCAACTTCGCAGGAGTTCTTCTGGTATATCCTCTGGATGGATGTTAAGCACCAGATAAACTCCCTGCTTGTTTTGGGTTATCCTGACCTTGACTGCCTCGAAACTAAGAGCACCCACTAGAATGGCACATCATCGTCAAAAGGATCAACGTCTTCTTCCTTGATCTCAGGAAGTTCAATCGAAACATACTTGTATGTCTTTCCTTGTTTTGATTCACGATCCCACATGGCTACACTGATAGCTATCTCTTGGTTAGATTTTGCCCTTTCAACCAATGCCTTGAGCAGTGTTTTTGAAAGCTCAATCTTTCCAGTCCAGTCTGGATGTTTTGGTTGTTTTTTGTAGCTATTTTCAAATATAGCACCTTCAACTTTAATTCGATCAACCATCTTCATTATCCCCCTCTTCTGTGGCTACTTCTTCAGTAGCGTTTTCCATTTGACTTCTTCTCTCAGCAAAAGACCTGACTAGCTTTTTATAAAGTTCTTCGTCTTTAGCCTTGAGTTCCTTGATAGTGTCCTTGTTAGACTTCCACAGACTTTCCAAACCACTAACTGTTTCTTCCATCTTCGTTGCTGTTTCAATCAACGATTCAGAAAACTTTTCATAATTGACAGGAAGTTCTTCCTCAGTCACTTTGGTTTCTTTCTCAACCTCTTTGGTTTCTTCTTCCTCATCAGAGGATGGTGGCAAGTCTTCACCTGCATAAACATAATGTCCAAGCCCAAACATGGCAATGCACTTCACAAGACATCGCATCTTAGCATCGGATATTTGTCGAGAGTTTGGATTGGCGATTGCGTTGTTTTTGAAATCCATGACAGGCAACCACATTGATCTTGTAAGATCACCAATACTGACAGTGACATGAACGCTTGCTGATCCATCAGGGTAAAACATTGTGTCTAGCACTGTTCCCTCTTGATCAACAAAGAATGATTCAAATTTGTAGCTTGCAGTGGGATAGTGTTCCATTGTTATTCCCCATGCCCAAGCCCAAGAAAGATAGGTTAGCTTTCCCTTTTTTTCTGTGTGTTCTGAACAGTCCACTTGGGAAAGCTCATCCCATACTGTTCCATAAGTTACTTTTTCAGTCATAATAAACTCCTGTAATTAAATATTGACTAGGTATTATTTGTTCCCAAGTATTGGTCACAAAACTGTGCGGAGAGGCAATAGTTTTCACATTTGTTTGCTTTGCCCTCACGAAATTCTATGTAGTGTTCTGGTTTTGTCTGTGCATCGGTGGCTTTTTCCAAAGACGTATAGAGTTTGATTGCTCTCTTTTTGCCCTTAACCATCAGTGCGTGTTTGTCTGGCTGTTTCCATCGTTCCTCATCAGTGCAATTAGGAAGTGTGCCAAACATTTTGTATTGGTCTTCAGCCTCGCTGTGAATAGTTACCCTTTCCAGAATATAATCTTTCTGTTTTTGTTCAGTCCAGAGCGGAACATCCAGTTCCACGAATGGAGTCTTTGGATAGTTCCTGTCTCTGAGTAATCCTGACTGACTCCAATCCCTACAGATAGCAATAATCTTTATGCCTCGTACAGCTACTCCATTGTCTCTCATTATTTCAACATTGATGTTGGTTTGTTTCTCCCAGTCAGGCTTTACCTCACCATTCTTTACTGCATATACAGAGGTTGTTTTGATTTCAAGCAACATATTTCTTTTCACATCGTAAGCATCAATCTGACCAGATATAACCTTTCCTGCAACATCCATAAAATATCTTTTCTCAAAAATCAAATCCCAGTTGGTTTCGTTTGCTCTCTCTATTTGACTGTGTACTGCTGTGCCAAATACTGAGTAGAAGTTCTTGCTTGCATCCTGCACGATTGCGTTCTCGTTTTCTTTTTGCAGGATAACCTGTCTTGGTGATTTGAGCAGGGAGGTAGCAGAGTAGTCTGATCCCTTGTTGTCGTATTCGTCAAAGGTTAGTGCCCTGACAATACAATCATGTAGATTATGTACGTTGGTATATTTCACCTTACTCTCCAAACTCCTATTCCTGTCCATTTCAGTTCACTTGCCAACTGACCAACAACAAGCCTGACAGTAAATCTCTTGGCAGGGGTTTTCTTCTGGAGTCTGTAAACTATAGTTCTTATGGTTCTGGCTGAATCTCTGGCTTTCTCTTCTGTCATTTCAAGCCTAAGCATTTCTCCTTTGTTCAGTTTGTTGAGAGGGAGATTCCATTTCCAGCTTGATCTTCTTTTGGGTGGTGTTGTATCCTTAACAATGACAGGGGTAATCTCTTCATTCATGGGTAAAGTCCTTGGTTTTTCCTTGTGATATAACCATTATACATAGTGTAGGGATGGTGTCAATCTTGTGTAGTGATAATAAATTTGTAAGGGGATAAGATGAGTGATAAGATAGAGTTTGTAGTAAAAGGACAACCATACAGTAAAGCAAATTCGAGAAGATTAGTGACGATCAAAGGCAAGCCAAGATTCATAAAATCCAAGCAAGCCCTTAGCTATTCCAAAGACTTTGCCATACAGTGTCCGAGACAAAAAGACCTAATCCCCAAAGAGAAAGATGTGTCTGTAACGATGAAGATTTACTATGCCTCGCGCAGACCTGACCTTGACGAATCCCTCATACTCGACCTGATGCAAGGCATCATCTACGAGAATGATCGTAGCGTAAAAGAGAAACATATCTTTTGGGGAGGAGTAGATAAAGAAAACCCAAGAGCGGAGATAGTAGTCAGTGTCATTTGATATGGATAGAGAGGTAGCCTATGGGGTTAGTCGAGCAATAATCAGACAAGCCCTCAGAGACTTCCATTCAACCAGTGAGAAAAGAAGATTGGATGTTGCCCAGTGGGTGACTAATAAAGACTACCAGTTGATCTGCGAAAATGCAGAAATAGACCCTGATTTTTTTGCCCTTTTCTTTGCCGAGATGAGCAAAAGACCATTGATGGAAAGAAAAGTTTTGGCTGAGAATGCCATTTCGCTTCTTGATAGTTTCCCAATGAATGAACCCCCTACCAACTAGGCAGAGGGTTCATTTCATAGGAGTTTATGAATAAAGTACCGATCTAAATCAGTACATAACAGTATATATACTGTACTGGTATTATACCAGTAATAGTTAATAACAGTTTAGTAAGGATATAGTTGGTATAAATACAGACTGGTATATATACAGTAAGGAATGACTATGGATTTAAACACACAGATAACAACTCTCTCCAAAAACCTAGACTTTGGAACCCACAAAAAAAAATGCCCTTCTTGCCAACACACCAGAACAAAACACAAACACGACACTCCTCTAAGCCTTTCAGTATCTTCTGAATGTACCCTGTATCGGTGTCATCACTGCGGGATAAAGGGAAAAATATGGGACAAAAATGACAAAATATTTTTCAAGCAGCTCAACACAAAAATCTACGAGAGCAATGATGACAATGATGTTGCAAGGAAATGGCTCGCGAGCAGGGGAATATCTGATGAAGTGATGAATCACTTTGGCATAATTTTCTCTACCCATAAGTTCAATGGCAGTGGAGAAATCCCAAGCGTTGGGTTTCCTTACAAAAAACAAGGAGTTACTTATGCGATTAAGTGGCGTTCCGCCAGTGATGAACACAAATATTTTACACAGACGAAGGGTGGTGCGAAAACATTTTACAATCTTCCAGAGAAACTCAATGGAGAGAAAAGGATTATCATCTGCGAGGGAGAGATGGATGTGCTTTCACTGGCAACCGCAGGTATTGGATTTGGGGAAGACGAACACAACACTGTCCTAGTTTCTGTTCCCAATGGCGCACCTGCAAAGGTTTCTGAGACATCGTATGACGACAAAAAATACGCATACATCGCTGATGCAGAGGGGATATTATCAAATATTGACCAGTCAATACTGTTGACCGATGCTGATTCAGCAGGAGAAAACCTTAAAGAAACACTGAGCAGGAGAATCGGTAAAGCCAAGTGCTTTGAAGTTGACCTTGATCAGTACAAGGATGCTAACGAAGTCCTAATGACACAGGGGATTACAGGAGTTCAAGATGCTATCGAGAACGCAACACCAGTTCCACTTGCAGGATTGAACAACATCAGCGTTTACCAAGACAAGATACAGACCTTGTACGACAAAGGTTATTCTGAGGGGTTACGCATAGGCTTGCCTACCTTGGATCGTTTGATCAGTTTCAACCCAAGCAATCTGTTTGTTTTAACTGGCTACCCAAGTTCTGGAAAGTCCGAGTTGGCTGATGAGATATGCATTCGGTTGGCTAAACAGGGATGGAGCACTTGTATGGCGAGTTTTGAAAAGCCGCCACAGCTTCATGCGTTGCAACTGGCAAGTAAGATAACAGGCAAGCCATTTTTCAAATCAAACAAACACGAAAGGATGTCGCAGGAAGAATTGGATTTCGCTCTTGAATTCATCGACAAGCATTTCATTTTCCAAGACCATCAGGCAGGATCACCATTTACCATCGATGGTATATTGGATTTCGCAAGCAGTGGCATACTCAGACATGGAAACCAAAGGGTGTTGGTAATCGATCCATTCAATTTCATTGACTTGAAACAGGGCAGATTGATGATGACCGATGCTATAAATTTACTTTTAACAAAGGTGTCTCAATGGTGCAAGCAAACTCAAAGCGTATGTATTTTTATAGCACATCCGGCAAAACCTCAGGATCGTAGCAATAAAGTACCAACAGGATTAGACATATCAGGCTCAATTTCTTGGTACACCAAAGCTGACTTTCTTCTGAGCATTGTCAGGAATGACAACGATGTATCCATCCATGTATCAAAAGTCCGTTGGAATTTCCAAGGTGAGCAAGGCATAGCTAAATTGAGATACAACGAAGTCTGTGGTAGATTTGAAGAAATCTCTGGAGACTCGACCTTTGACCAAAGTTACGAATGGACAACTGATTTTTAATGGTGACGAAATTTCAGTCAATGAAATTGGCAACAAAGAATTAAGGGATCATCACACAGTAACCATTGAGAAAAGCGAAGACACCGCTTTTCACAGGATGAGGGTAGTCAACCAAACTCCAATCGACCAACTTCTGATAGAGAAAAAAATAGATGTAGATCAGCACTATGTTGGTGTTCGCTACACTAAAATTGTTTTTAAATCAGGCGCAAACGTCAGCAGTCCATCGTTTGAGTTCAGGGATATGAAAAATAATTTTCAACTGCCCAATCCCCCAATGAGGGTTATGATTCTTTCAGGTGTGCAAAAATATTTAAGCAACGAAACATCACCAGAAGTTGAAAGTTTGTTATGGGATGTTGTCGCCAGAGAAAAAATTCCAAGAGAGTATGAGATAACTCCCTTGAAATTTGCTTTAGATGCGCTGAATAACTACTGGTATCCTACGAGAGAGACAAGCCAAGTGCTGAGTTTACAGAAGATTCTTCTGAAATCTCTAGGCTAAAAAGGAACCTCATCCTTTTTTGTGATTTCCTCACCAGTCTTGATTGACTTAACAACATAATCTCCATCAGGATATTCATAGCTACGATACAATCCTTTCTTTTCCAAGTTTGCATCTGTCTCTTTTTCCCAGTTTTCGTCATTCCTGCCACCTAGATGTGCCTCATAAGCATCACCTGTCCTGCGCCAATCTTCTTGAATGTAGTTTCTGACCTGTGCAGTCATACTTCTGTTGTATGCAAGTGAGATTGTTTTCAGCTTGCTGTGATCAGACTTGCTAAGTCTGCATAAAAAATTAACCATCTCTGGTTCTTGTGATCCGCTCATAATCTGCTCCTTTTAAACTAATATTGACTGATCATTATTTAATACTTCCACCACCTCTACAAATGCAGAGGCAAAGTCGTATCGCCCTGTGTTTTGAATAAATTCAAAAGCTATTCTTAATCCATCTTTATCGCTATACAAACGATGATCAAGGATTGCGTCTTTACCACGATCAATGGCGAGTGCCCTGTCCTTATAGACATAGCACTCGGTTTTAAATCCCCAATGACCATTGGTTCTGGTTTTGTAATGCACGATTAAAGCATACATTACTTAACCCTCCAAAAGATATAGATGGTGAATCCCAATGCAATGACACAAAAGAGTGCAAGATAGGAATAAAGCATAATTGGCTCAAGCATTACTCAACCCTCCAAACCCTGACACCAGTGACACCATCGTTCTTCTGAGTTCTGGTGCGGATTTTTCTTTTCCATCCATACCTCGTGTTCAAACGCTGATTGTGTTGGCACAATAAAGTTTGTGTTTGTTGAATAACACCGCTATTAATGGGAACCCAAAAGCTGTCACCTACCTCTAAAACCTTTAAGGTTTTGCTAAAGGCACTTGATTCTTTATTTGGTGGGTTATATATGTCAAGTGGCACTCCTTTTTCCACTTGATACAAACCATTGGTAAGGGAATCAGTGGTCTTGGTAGGGCTTAATTTCTCTACCATTTCACTGATCTTTCCACCAACACTAGAAAGAATTGGTTTCTTCTTTTCTGTTGGTAAAAAACTTTCGTACACAACCATGATTTCTTGCGAAATGTGCTTATCAGACAATGAAAGCTGTATGAGTTCATGTGCCTCTTGCATGGTTAATGGATCATCAATAATTTCGTAACCGCCTTTCTCAATAAAAACCATTGAAAGAAGTGCGTTCCTTATTGATGGGTAATGTAATCCCCTGTGTTTTGCTAGGTTATTCGCTATCGTTGTGACTTGTTTCCAAGTCGCAGGTGCGTTGGGATTCTTAAACTTAGCCTCAAATTTTTCTTTATTCATAATAATATTTAAAATAATTGTGGTAATACTTAGTTCAAAACAGGGGTACTACCTTGCCCTGATAACTTATGATCTCCGCATTTAGGACATCCATAAACAACCCTTTCTTCGTTTTCTCCAAGATGATTTCTTGGTGTTACAAAGAAAGAGCCATGCTTTTTACAGATGACTTCAATCTCTTGATCCATGTCAATGTGTCTTTGTTCACTCATGACTTGCCTCCAGAAATGTACCAGTATCTATCTGATTTCTTGGCAACCAAGTCTGTGTACTGCGTAACTCCTGATTGCATGAGAGAAAGAACCACATCAGAATTGATCTTGACTCTTTGCAAGTCTTTATACTTTGATTCTGCTGTGAAAGTTACTTTGAGATTACCCATGTCGTACTGACTCCCTAATGTGGACAGGGAGAGTATGTCGTGGGGTTTGAATTTGATGACATCAGGATAGGGTTTCCCATCGTTGTCATACTGATAGAATGTATTCATATTAACTCCTTTTTGTTGTTTATGTATATCATCGTGATTACTATCTTATAGTAGCCCAGAAGTATATTCAAGCCTTTTTGTTACTGTTTTGATAGTAGGATGACTATCTTGAATATGGCAGATGACTAACTTACAAGTAACGACTACTACCTAATATTGACCAGTCAATATTTGAATAAAATCCAAATTTTCCGGAGGCTTCCCCCCGCTTCCGGTACAAAATATTTTTTTAGTGCTGCTTTTTTTTTCAGCAGCATCGATAAAACATTTTTCTTAACGCCAGACTATGACGCACACCCCAAATTTTGACCAGTCAATATTAACCCCTTAAATTTGGTTTTTTCTCTCTAGATAAAATATTTTTCTTAACCCAGATTTAACCCAGATTGTGACGCACACCCCAAAAGTTGACTAGTCAATATTTGTTTTTATGTCTGGGCAGGATGTCTGTCTGGGAAGGATGAAAATATTTTCAACACTTTTGTCCCTACGCTTTCTTCAAAGTTTTTCATTTCCTTGGGAATAAAAATCGTTGTTCATTCGTTTGGGAAGAATTTACAAAATATTTTGTTATCCCAGCCTCCGTTTTTTTTCAGAAGGTTTTGTCGCCACGGAAGAGATGAAAATATTTTGTGTTTTTGCACGGTCTTCGCTTTTTTACACAGACTAAAAATATTTTGTTTTCGGATGCCATCGTTTGGGAGAGATATTTTTATTAAAAAAAAACCAAAAAAAAAAGACCACCGATCTGTACCTTAAAAAAAGTACAGACCAGTGGTCAGTAAAAGTATTTATGACAGACAGAGTGAGTGTCGTTTTACACTCCACATCCTTTCGGTGATAGCTTTAGGCTGTGATTAACTGCCTCCTACTCGTTCTTGAAGAATTTGTCAGTATAGAACTCGGTAGTGTATTTATACTCTCATCGCAATTTACCTTTCTTCTAGGCGCATCAGGCATGGCTTGCTGATGCTCAAGTTTATAGTTGGGATCAATCAGTTTCTGATCCAACTCTTGCTCTCATCATCATCATTAAAAACAGCCCAATATTCATTAAATCTGTTTTTAGGAGAGTCAGAAAGTTTGTTTTGGAATATAATTTTTACATTTCTCTTTGCAAGATAAAGTCTTAATGCATCAAATATAAATATTCCCTCATTTATCCCAAGGTTAACCCTTTGATCCCAATCGTCAGGGGAGTAGTGAGCATAGATAGCACGAAAATACTTTACAAAGTCAATCTTGTTATCGAACACATCCCAAAAACCATCATCATTAGCAGGATGACTGCCACCAGAATCAATGCCAAATTTCTTTAGGTCTCGATTTATTCGATCCCTCAAAAATCCTGCTCGGTTATCTCTGTGTTTTCTCACGACTTCTCTCCCCAAGGCAGTTTGAACTTCTTAGCACAAACTTTCCCATAACCAACCCTAATGGATCGATCATCGGTCAGTTGTTTGTGGCAAGCAAAACAGTTACCTGATAGCTTTCCATACTCAGAGGCAACTTTCTCAGGATCAGCAACCAACCTAGTTAACAGATCAGTTATTTCCTGAGACCTTTGCTTTCCCTCGTATGCCAAGAACAAATCACCCTTGGTGTCGATTCTTCCGAAATAGAGATTGCACCCATATCCCTTTCCATCAGTCAGCATCAGTTGTCCATTGTATTTGGATGCTGATGTTGCACGATGAATACGCAGGTCAGAATCACTGAGTTTCAACCATAATTTAGGAAAGGTTTTGCCCTTTGGATCGACTGCTCTTTTCATGAGCGCAAGAACTCCTTTTATATTCGGAAGTTTTTGACTTGGAGGTGGTGGATTGTCCACCTGATCAACAAGTTTAAGCACCCAATCCCACTGCTTGTCAGAGAGTGATCCTCTCTTTTCAAACTGTGAAAACAAACTGATGGCAAAGTTACTCGATATTTTCTTTTCATCGAGATAGCCTTTCAGCTTGTGGATGTTTTCCCTTTTGATCTCTGTTTGATTTACTTCATTCATAATAATTCCTCCTATGAATAAAAGTTAATATTACTGATTTCGTAAGGTTACTCATTCAGTCTAGGCTACCAATGCCTAGAGATCAGATAGACTGCCGATCACAAGGTGTGCCATTCACACTCGATCCATACCAACCATGCTAAGAACTTGGTTTAATTAAAATGAATATGTCTATTCAAATTTAAACTGGTTTGGACATTCGCCAATCCGAAAACAGACGAACTCTTTATCTCCAACCTTAAAGAAATTCACGCATCATTCGCTCACAATGATTTCTCTGTAAGATCAGCAGTCAGGTGATTTCAAGCAAACCACAAACTCATTATTGTTTTTGTTGAAGATACAACTCTAACCTGTCATTGTTTTCACTCTCGGTCAAAGGTTTACCCAACAGGGATATTTTTTACGAGTCAACAATTTTGTTAAACCCTAACTCGCCACTATTTTGATGATTTAGTGGATTCTTTGCCATTCTTAGACAGCAAACTGTTTCGACTCTTTTGAGTCATCATCAGCGAAAATACACATTTTCGGACAGTTTGGTCAAATTCGACCTCGAAATCTCCACGAGGAGACAAAGTTAGGGGAGTAGTAAGGGCATAACATACCCCTAAAACTCCCCTTTTCAGCCTAATCTTCCCTAAGACAATGTGGAGGGAGATTGATTACTTCACCAAAATGAGGCTCTATATCGTGACACCAATTTGGGATTTCACCTGTACTCGCCCACAAGGTAGGAATACTCGGCTCTTTATCTTTAGCCACTGGATAAAATTCTCCATCGGTAAAGATAATTATGCCCTGTATGTCTGCAACATCATCTGTATAGTCATTGAGCAGATTGAAGATAGGTGTCAATTCTGTGCCACCACCACCCCTTGCTTTCAAATCTAATTGTTCGCCTGAGGCAATGTCGAATTCATCCCACCATTCATCTTGCTCATTCTTATAAACATGCGTTGCACACCAACAGACTTTGACCTTTTCAATATTGCATTGCTCGATCAATCCTTGAACCTGAGCACCAAATCCTTTCAGATATGCTCTCGTTGATTCCGAGACATCAATACCGATTGCCAAAGTACCGCCCATTGCTGATGGTTTCCTACTTGGCAGATAGTTTCCTGATCTGTAAGTAGTATCCCTCCATATATGGTTTCGGTGTGGTCTATTCCAAGTGGTTTCGTTGGGGAAAACACTCACCAACCAGTCTTGAATCTTTTCAAGATAGTTGGCTATTTCGACTTCAAGACCATCCAGTCTTCCACGAAATATATTTTCACCATCGCCTTTTCCACAAGCACGATCAACACTCTCTGAAACTCGAACTTTATTTTTCAATTCAGTTTGAGCATCAATGTTTTCACTCTTGGTCAAAGGTTTACCCTTGTCATTAACAGCATCCCATACACCACCTGCTGTATCAAAATCGGATGGTCTTCCTTGGTTTGAATTACCAAGGTCATCACCCTCTTTTTTGCCATTAGATGAGTCATCTTGATCACCGTCCTGATCGCCACCTTGGTTTGCACCACCTTGGCTATCATCTTGATCACCATTCTGACTTGAACTGGAACTCCCACCATTTTGCTTTTCAGCTTTCTGTTCTTGTTCCAATTTGGCATAGATTTCGTCTGCTGTTTTACCGACATATTCGGTCTTATACAAAGCACCCTCAGGCATCTTCCAATACGAGATTTCACCTGTCCTAGATAATTCGCCATTGATTGCGTAATCGCAAGCAACATTCCATAATTTAGGATCACGTTTTTCTCGCCTCAAATGGTGCGCCCAAGTACAGTGTAATGCCTCATGGATCAGGGTAAATTTTAACTCTGACTCATCGCATTTATTCACAAACTTGTCGCACCAAAAGATATGAGTGCCATCAGTTGCCATCGTGTCACACACACTCTCAGATACTTCCTTGAGTATGAGTGGCACAATCATTGATGCAATCCCTAGCCTGCCCTCTTGGACAATGCTTGTTCTTGCCTTAATGATTTTATGTTCTGCCACTTTACTGGCAGTAGTTTGTTTATCCATAATTTTTCTCCTATTTATAAACAAATTTGTAAGCAGAATGCTTACATGAAAACAAATATTGACTGGTCAATAATTGCTTTCAGTTAAGCACTCAGGATTTGGGGAAGTCTTTCGACTTCCCCATTCCCGAACTAGAACAATCCCTTTGCTGTGTCGGAAACTTTAATTTCCTTTTCAGCCTTACGCAGTTTTTTAACTGTGGCTTTTCTAGTTTTCCCATCTTTCTTGAGATTGCCCTGAGATTTTGCTTTCACAATATCTTTTTGCAGAGTGGTAATTGTTTTCTTCAGATTGTCATCATCAGTCAACAAGTAGTCATCCACAACATCGAGCAAATCCCTCAAGCTATCAAAACTTGAATCCCTGAGAGGATTTTTAGATGGATTTTTTGGATCAAAGGCATCCAATCGGTCTGCCAAATTTTCAACCAAGCCAACCAATTTTTTCGCAGTATGCGAATCCGCATTCTGCTTGATTGATTTTTCCTTGGCTAATTCATTGGCAACGATGTTTGCACGAACATCCTCATCGATCTGAACTCGAATATCGCCTGAGTTAAACTCATTGATAATTCCGATTTCATATTCAAAGATATATCGTGCTCTGAGATCATCAACACTTGGATAATCCAACCTATTAAATAAGTCACCTAATCCAGTGTGTTTCTGTTCTGCAACTTCGATTGCATCCTCATAACCATCGATGATTTCGTCAACCTCATCAAAGAATCTCTTTTGATATTCTTTGACTTGTTGTTCAAACCATTCAAGTTGGTCAGCAGGTAACAATCGCCATTCACCGCCTTTGACTCGCCTGTGGGTTCCTGCAACATAACTTGTGCCCTCACCCAAGACACGATCCTCAGCATCAATCCAAGGCAATGTTCTCTTGTAGATCACATTGTTTCGGAACTGCTTGCCGATTTTCGTTGGCTTTCGCAAAAAATCACGATCAAATAAATGCTTAGACACATTGACTAGAGTTTCATCGGCATTTTTATTATCTGCCAATTCTCTCTTTGCCTCTGTGTCAGCTTTTATGCCACTGTAAGTTTTTATAGTGGCTTGTACTTTCACGCACTTTTCAGCGAGAGTGGTTTTCGTTTTACTCATGTTATTTCTCCTATAAGTAAAAGATTAATATTAGTCAGCATTACGCTGACACCAATACCCAACCTTTCGATTGGGTTTCATAGCATCTCAGCTAATCTTCAGTTGGCTTGTTCTTCTTCAGCAGAAATTGTTATTGAAGTATCTACTTCAGAATCAATATACGAATCTGGATTAGAAAGTAGCCACCCCTCTACAATGCTTTTAGCATCTTCTATTGAGTTGGCATTAACTTCTATTGAATATCCAGTTGAGACAACCGCAGTCACGCGATATTTTCCACTCATAATTGTTTCTCCTAATTATGAAAATTAATATTACTGATTTGTAATCGTTTCGTGGTTACTCATTCAGGCATGGCTACCAATGCCATACAACGATTGCTAGTGGCGCGATGGGATAGGAGAAATCAAAAAGACCATCGCCCTCTAAGGCGAGGTGATGCCACTAGCATCGAATGCGATTGATTTACCAGTTAAACCAAAATGTCTTGGTTCTTGATATGCCAATCAATGAAAACTTTCGTTTTCTTGAATGATTTCTCTTTAGTCGTGAGTGCCTTTACAAACAACACTGCATATTCCTTGGCATCGAAACGATTGACATAGGTCAATGCGTTATCGAAATCAGAGGAATTTTTTACAGCAGAAAGCAAGGATGCTACCGAGGCATACTGTAATTCAGTACGCTCAGGTAGTTTTGCTTTCTTTGGATCGCTCAGGATTTTCTTGGGAGACTCCAAATCGTTTTGGAATGCAACAAAGGTTAAATACTCTCTTGCACATACCTCACCAAGATAAGCCTCTAGCACTGGCTGTATTAGTGTTTGTCTTGGTTCACCGCTCAGGAACTCACTGCATTGATGCCAAGTACGAGGTGCAGGAAATCCGCCCTCTTGTTTTGGATCAAATTGATGCAAGAACTGAGGCTGAAAAGATATGAATGCAAGTATGTCTGCATGAATATCATTTTGGTAAGCCCAATTCAGCCACTCCTTAGGATCAGGAATTAATTCCAGTCTCAAACATGCTGACTGAAAATGAGTCAACAGTCTGTTTGATCCTGCCCTGTCCGAGGAAAGGTTTCCTGCCATCAAAACTTTCCACCCTATCGGCAATTTATAATCAGTGCCTATTCGACCCTCAAATATTAATTGCCTAAAGATGTTCTGCAATGCAGGGCTTGCTTGAGGAATCTCATCGCACAAAAGTATGCCCTTACTGTTTGGATCAGTAGGTAGATTATCGAGCAATGCTCTTTTTTGCAGGTATCGGTTATCCTTGGTTTTTTCAACTATGGGTACACCACCAAAATCGATGGTTTCATACAGACCTAATCTAAACCCACAATACCCCAATTCGTCTTTCTTTGGAGTTATGTTGTGCTCAGGAATGCCTCTAACACCTCTGATAACTTTTAGTTTTAGATAATCTGCATATAGTTGTAAAACAGAATAACTCAATGCTGTTTTTCCGATAGCAGGACTACCGATTATTAGCGGAGTGCTTTCCACACAATGTATAAGATTATGTAAGACAGCCTCGACTACTTCAGTTGCTTTTAATTTCATAATAATTTCTCCTATGATTAAAGCAGTTAAAATTGCTGTTTCATACTTTCGTAATCATCAGTCAGAGTTACACTCTGATACAGCGAGCAGAATCAAATATTGACTGATCAATATTTAACTCTGCCCTGTGCCGACTCAGTATCGATGAATTAATTCTCTTAATTCCTGATTGATCTTGAGGTCAACACTCTCGTTGAATGCATCAATGATTGCATCATTGATTACATTCTCTTTTGCCTTGAGCAAGGCATCGCGATTGTCACCAACTGCGATTAGTTGAGTATGAGGCTGTCCTCTGTACTCTGCTCTTTTGGTACGCTCGTACCCATCGATTTTTCTTGGTCTACTCATTTTGATCTCCTATGAATAAATCTGTTTCGCATATCCCATTACAGGATGCTCATCAGTCTGGTTAATTCCAGATACAGATTGAAAGAATTGGGGAGTCATTACGACTCCCCTTTATTCTCCTCACCACTGCTTATGGTTACTCATTCAAGAGACCATTTGAGATGGTGTTTTTGGGTTAAGCCAAATCCAGTAAGGTGATAGGAACTGTCCAAGTTACTGATCTCGCTCCAGTGAGGATGCCTCGATCATCTCTTTTTGCAGACCTAACTTTGACTATGGCTTTGGTGCGATTGATTTTGGTCAATGTACCAGTTGCCTCTTTTCCTTTGTTGTCCTCAAACTTGACTTTATCACCAACAGAGATCGTAGCTTTTTTATCTTTGATCTCTTGCGCTCTAAGCTCTTTTCTTCTGCTTACAAGGCTAGATGCCACTTCGTTAAGACTGTTTAGGTCTGTGATCTCATTGATTGAGTATATTGCGTTTGCAACATTGTTTTCTTCTACTGAGAATTCTAATTTATCCATGATTTACTCCTCATTTGGAAAATTGATATTACTGTTTCGTTCTTTTGAACTCGTTCAGGCTAGACACACATCTAGCGACAGTAGTTGCAGAATGAGTGGGGAGAAACCACTCACCCTGCCTGTCATAAATACTTTCTTAGGTCTTTATAAAACCTCGCCAACACCACTGTTGCCTTTCTTTAACATTCTCACTCACTAAAGAGATTAAGATAATGAACATATTCTTTGCTGTCTTAGCCATGCTCTTATGGCATGGTTACTGAGGTATTTCATAGGGCAAATACTTCACTCAGTGCTCTGTCTTTTCTGCATCTTTCGCATACGCTACTCGACCATGTGTTACTTCGACCTATTCCCACTGAACTTGTGACTCGCTAAGAATGATGTACAAATCTGAGATTCAAATTATCTAGGATTGAATGTTAAATAATCCGCTCATGGATTTACGTTTTAGGATTCCCATCCTTGGCTGTTCGGATTTGATATCAGGTCACTACTCCTGACTCGCTACCGCTAAAATTGTTTGCATCGACTGTGTGTTGATGTCCTTGCGGATGTCCTTATTTTAGCCCTAGACTCTTTCTTTCCCACCACTGTCACTGGATGTCTAAGGGTTCAGTCGGTCTATCATCCGACTGTCAACTGGCTTGTTAGCTTGCTCTCTCTAGGTCTGTTGCGAGGTCACTGCAAGGGAGGGTTTGAGACTCCTGATCTAGTAGAAAACAAAACCACTAGACCACGTAAGAAGTATAGCAAAAAGCAAGCAAGAATACAGTACCGATGCACTATTAGTTATATCTTTTTACATGGGTAAACAGGACTGATGGAAAGTAAATAATGACTGGTCAATATTAGGCTATCAAATAGCTATCAGTTTGCAGTCTTGATCACGCGGAGGAAGTAAAATATTATCAGACTATGTCTGACGATAAGAAACCAAACCTCAAGATTGTAAACACGGCAGCCGTTACAGCACCCTCCTCAAAACTCACCAGTAAGCAGGAAATATTCTCACAGGAATACGTCAAAGGAAACAACGCAAGTGATGCTTATAGGAAAGCATACAGTGTCAGTAAGAACAGCAAACAGTCTACGATATGGAGGTCAGCACACGAGGTACTGAAGAACCCCAAGGTCACTGCAAGGATCAAAGCACTAACCAAGCGTAAGGAAGACACTGCACTAACTACAACGCTCTCTTTGTCACGCTACATTGTGGAGAGACTGGTAGAGGAAACCAAGGGAGAGAACCCCAGTAGTAGGCTCAAGGCACTGGAACTTCTTGGTAGGCACAGAGACATAGACCTGTTCAATCCTGAGAGCAAAGTAAATGTGACAGTCAATAACAATAGGTCGAGCACTGAACTGGAGGCAGACATCAGAGAGAAACTAAGACTGGTACTCAACAAGAACTAGAAGACTATCTGTTCCCAATAGCCACAACCAATCCGATACTGCGCAGTTTCCAACCCACCCCCAAACGACTAACTATCCCACTAGCAAAGGCTCCCCCCCACACCCCCCCTTTTGTAGCGTAGACGACTCGCAACCCCTTGAACAGGGATTTGCACACTGGAATTTCATTTTTTATGAACCTACCCCCCTTTGTTTTTATAACTACTGTCATTATGCTATCATCTACCCTTATGTTTTCAGGTTTTGTCCAAGGAACCCTATCCTGTGAAAAAAATTTTTCATATTTTTGCAAATAATGTTCAAACATTGACCATGGCATCTTCTGTATCGCCTACTGGTAAAGGGTTTCGGAGGAGATGAGGTAGGTATAGGTAAAGGGAAGGGTACAGGCTGGGTTAAGCTAAAGGTTTTGGCAAGGAATAGGTACTGGAATGCTTCCAAGAGAGAAAGAGTTAATGGATTTTGTACGTAATTACTGGGAAAACCACTGTTGTGCCCCCACTTACAAGGAAATAGCGCAAGGTCTGGAGGTAAAGAGCCAAAGTCACATACATTTTCTCGTCAGGGGACTGGTAATGAAGGGATTACTGGTGAAAAAGGGTCCACGAACTGTACGTCCTGCCGATTTAACCCTGAAAAGCCTTGACAAGAAACTGTGAAGAGGTGTCTAATACTATAATCCAGTGGATATTCTCTCTCTGGTAATATACCAGCCAGAATAATACAGGCTGTATTAATACCAGAGTTTTAGTTTAGGGGATATACCAGACTGGTATTATACTAGGTGGTGTGTATGTGGTTTAAAATGGTATGGCGGCTCGCTTTGTTCATTATCCTGTATTTGGGACTGCGCATAGAGCCGTGAAAGGTCGCACTCCGACCAAAGAAGAGAAGAAATGGATGGATTTCATCTGCCAGCAGGGATGTATTGTCTGCCAGAACGAGATTGGGGTGTTCAGTCCTTGTGAACCCCATCATATGGAAGGCAAAACACAGGCGGGAGCGCATTTTTTGACCATACCACTTTGCTGGAACCATCATCGTTCTGGCATCAACACCACAGAATGTGTTTCCCGCCACCCGCACAAGACGGATTTTGAACAACGCTATGGCAGGGAGACCGATTTGTTAGAACAGTTACAGGAATTGCAGGATGGCTGAGGGCATCAAGTCCTTGGCAACGACTGCGGGGTATTTTGCCCCCGGTGCTGGCATTGCCGATGCATTGGGGCTGTATCCCACTGACGAGGGCATGGGAGCCAGTATTTTACAGAATATCCGCCAAGGGAATCTTGGACAGGCTGGATTTCAGGGACTGGGAGTGCTTGGAGACCTGTCCTATGTGATTCCGGGCATCGGTATTGCTTTGGGTACAGGGCTGAAGACAGTGAGCAAGGTTGGAAAAGCTGGAACCGCAGGCAAAAAGCTGGCAAATTTTGCCAGAGGGATTCGGGACAAGGCGATGAATTTCAATCGTATTGATGCGCCCGCTCCTACCCGCTATAATCCAGATACCCTGAAAGCAATGACCCCACAGGATTTGGCTACACACCTGAATCCGCAAAGAATTGAAAAAAGCACAGACATACTGACCGATTACGCCACCAAGAACAAGAGTATTGCTGGATTTAAGCCAGAAGACATCCTGCAAGGGAAAAGCGGAAAATCTAATTATCTGTATATCGAGAAAAACGTAGGTTTGGGAGCCGACAACCCAGCGAAGATTGCAGTTCGTGTTTCCGATCATGCGCCAACCCTCAAGGGCGCGGAAACCAGAGGTGGCAGAAAGTTTATCGATGCCGATGTACGCATCAACGTGGCTCCGGGAACCAGCAACGCAACCACATTGGAAGAAGCGTTGCACATTGTTGACAACATTCATATTAAGCCGGGCAATATTGACAACATCTTGACCGAAGGCAGCAAGGTATCAACGAAACATCTTGGAGTGCCTAGAGTTGTCAATGGCAAGGTGGTTACTATTGCTCCACCAAGGCATTGGAAAAGAGGCGGAAAACTGCCTTTCGGGATACCTGAGGCACAGTTGCCATGAAACTGGAACAGCAGATTAATAATATCCTCCCTTCCCTTCCCTACGATCAGAAGGTGGAGTTGCTCAACGATCTCGATGCTTTGCATAAAGCCCAGTTCAGGGAGGGATGCGAGAAAGATTTCCTGAAGTTTGTCAGGGCTATGTGGCCCGCCTTCATCGAGGGCGATCATCATCACATTATGGCAGAACAGTTCGGCAGGGTGATCAATGGCGATTTGAAACGCCTGATCATCAATATGCCTCCTCGTCATACCAAGAGTGAATTTGCCTCCTATCTTTTGCCCGCATGGTTTTTGGGGCTAAATCCAGATGGCAAGGTCATTCAGACCGCACATACCGCAGAACTGTCGGTGGGATTCGGCAGGAAGGTGCGTAACTTGGTGGGATCGAAAGATTATCGGCAGGTTTTCGACAAGGTGAACCTGCAAGCAGACAGTAAAGCGGCAGGTCGCTGGAACACCAACAAGGGTGGCGAGTATTTCGCTATCGGGGTTGGCGGTGCGGTGACTGGTAAAGGTGCGGATTTATTGATTATTGATGATCCCCATTCCGAGCAAGAAGGTGCCAGTGCCGATCCGAAGGTATTTGACAAGGTATTTGAATGGTACACCTCAGGTCCACGCCAGAGATTGCAGCCCGGTGGCTCGATTGTGGTGGTAATGACCCGATGGCACCAAAAAGATTTAACAGGTCAGTTGATCAAGACCAGTGTCCAGAGGGGCGGTGAGGAATGGGAACTGATTGAATTGCCAGCGATTTTGCCCTCAGGCAAATCCTTGTGGCCCGGCTTTTGGAAACAGGAAGAACTGGAAGCCCTGAAGGATGAATTGCCGATCTCGAAATGGTCAGCCCAGTACCAGCAAGACCCGACTGCCGAAGAAGGTGCGTTGGTGAAGCGGGAATGGTGGAAGGTGTGGGAACAGAAACCCCCACCGAAATGCGAGTTTTTGATCCAGTCATGGGATACCGCGTTCCTGAAAACCCAGAGGGCGGATTATTCTGCCTGTACCACATGGGGTGTGTTCTACATGGACAACGAAGACGGGATGAAAGCCCCGAACCTGATTCTGCTGGATGCATTCAAGGAACGGCTGGAGTTTCCAGAACTGAAAAAAGTAGCCTACAAAATGTGGCAGAAGTATGAACCTGATGCCTTTGTAGTCGAAGCGAAAGCTGCGGGTACCCCCCTGATCTTTGAACTGCGGCAGATGGGGATTCCAGTCTCCGAATTTAGCCCATCAAGGGGCAATGACAAGATTGCAAGGGTGAACGCGGTGGCGGATTTGTTTGCCACTGGCGTGGTCTGGGCACCAGACACCCGATGGGCAGAGGAAGTGATCGAGGAATTTGCAGCGTTTCCGAATGCGGAACACGATGACTTGGTGGACTCCAGTACCCAAGCCCTGTTACGATTTCGTCAGGGTGGCTTCGTCAGCCTTTACACTGACGAGGAAGATGAGCCATTTTACCCAAGCAAAGCGGAGTATTACTAATTTATGAAAAAGAAACGAATCCTGATATTTCCAGATGAGAGAGGCTATACGCTGATCGAAGAAAAAAAACCAGAAAACAAACTAAAAGAGTTGGACAGGGAAGACCTGAGGCTGTGGAAAAAGGATGAAATGAAATTTAGCAATGGCAATTGAACGAATAACCCCAGCAACCCCGATAGAGGGGGAACTCGAAGCAGGAGTGGAAGTTGACCTTATGCCACCTGAGGCTTTGGCAACAGAAACAGAAGATGGCGGGATGCTGATTGATTTTGATCCCAATGCCTTTGAACAGACTGGTGATTTCTTTGCCAACCTTGCCGATGAGATGAGCGATGATGCATTGCAGAAGCTGTCTTCAAAATTGATCGGGCAATACCAAGGGGATCGGGATTCCCGCAGTGAGTGGGAAGATACATACGTTAAAGGACTTGACCAGCTTGGATTGAAGATAGAAGATCGAACCCTTCCATGGCCCGGTGCCTGTGGGGTGTTTCACCCGATGCTCACCGAAGCGGTGGTGCGTTTCCAGAGCCAAGCGATTACCGAAATATTTCCCTCGGTTGGACCCGTCAACACCAAGGTTCTTGGACTGGACACCAAGGAAAAGGAACAGCAGGCGATGCGGGTACAGAATTACATGAATTACCTGTTGACCGACAAAATGACAGAGTACAGGACAGAGACCGAGAAGCTGTTGTTCTCATTGCCTTTGGCGGGATCGGCTTTCAGGAAAGTCTATTACGACCCGAACATGGGACGACCCTGTGCTATTTTCGTTCCCGCAGAAGATTTTATTGTGTCTTATGGGGCAACCGACTTGCAGATGGCGGATCGTGCTACCCATGTGATGAAGAAAAATGCCAACGATGTGCGTAAATTGCAGGTATCTGGATTTTATCGGGATATTAAACTCCCTGATGCTTCCCCTGATCCTGACGACATCAGGAAGAAATACGATGAGCTGACAGGAGACAGGTCCTCGTATGACTTTGACAATCGCTACACATTGCTGGAAATGATGGTCAATATAGACCTTGAGGGATTTGAAGATACCGATGAGACTGGAAACGAGACAGGCATTGCTTTGCCTTATGTCGTGACCATCGATCTTTCCAGCAATATTGTGCTCTCAGTTCGCAGAAACTGGTACGAACAGGATGAAAAAAGGATGATGCGCCAGCATTTTGCACACTACCAGTATTTGCCCGGAATCGGGTTTTATGGGTTTGGGCTGGTGCATTTGATTGGCGGATTGGCAAAATCAGCCACCTCTTTGTTAAGACAATTGGTGGATGCAGGTACTTTATCGAATCTTCCCGGTGGTCTGAAGTCCAGAGGATTAAGGATCAAGGGCGATGATACCCCGATTATGCCGGGTGAGTTTAGGGATGTGGATGTTCCCGGTGGGGCAATCAGGGACAATATTTCGTTCCTGCCTTACAAGGAACCATCAACAGTCCTGTACCAGTTATTGAGTAACATTGTCGAGGAAGGCAGGCGTTTTACCAGTGCTTCCGATCTCAATGTAGCCGACATGAAACAAGAAGCTCCAGTGGGTACCACTTTGGCAATTCTGGAACGCACCATGAAAGTAATGAGTGCGATCCAAGCGAGGCTCCATGCCTCGATGCGACAGGAATTTAATATTTTGGTGAATGTGATCAAGGATTTTACCTCGCCTCAGTACCCCTATGAGGTTGAGCCAGAAGCAGGCATCAAGATAGAAGACTTTGATGACCGAATCGATGTGATGCCTGTTTCTGATCCGAACTCAGCGACAATGGCACAACGAATCATGCAATATCAGGCTGCATTGCAATTGGCATCGCAGTCTCCAGAAATGTATAACTTGCCAGAATTGCACAGGCAAATGCTGGACACACTTGGCATCCGTGATGCCGACAAGATTATTCCACCTGACGATGAGAGCGTACCAACCGATCCGATTACCGAGAACATGGACATGATTAATGGCAGACCAGTCAAGGCATTTGAGTATCAGGATCAGGAAGCGCACATTACTGTACACATGACCGCGATGCAAGACCCAGAGCTTGCGCAGATGGGTGAAAGCAATCCAGAGGGGATGAAACAATTGCAGGCAGCAGTCGAAGCTCATATCCGTGAGCATCTGGCATTCAAGTATCGAGCTGAAATTGAAATGGAGCTTGGCACCGAATTACCACCATTGGGTGAGCTATTGCCTGAAACCATTGAGAAACGACTCTCCGCGCTGGTCGCAGAGGCAGCCGAGAAATTGTTGCAGAAACAGCAGATAGAAGAACAGGAACAGAAGATTCAGGAACAAATGGAAGACCCACTGGTACAAGCCAAGAGGCGTGAACTGGACATCAAGGAAGCCGAAGTGCAACGTAAAGCACAGGCTGACCAGATGAAGGCTCAGGTTGATATGCAGAAAGCCCAAGCTAAGGATGCAATTGAGCTTGCGAGAATTGAGTCGCAGGAGAAAATTGCCGAGTCTGGAATGGAACAAAAACTTATCAGTGATGTAATTGATGCAAAAACAAAAGGAGAGAAGATAACCAGTGAAGAAGCGACCAAGGCAGCAGAGATTGCTGCTAAACTTGCATCTGACATAACATCTGGTAATAATAATGGCTAGAAGTGATTTTATTGGCAGTTCGCTAATCGACAAATTTAAGTCGAAATTGCGAGACCTAATGAACGATAAGGCTGATAATATCGCTACTGGAAGCTGCGCTGATTTTGATGAATACAAACATCAAACAGGCGTAATCGAGGGGTTAGCCCTCGCAGAGCGCGAGTTTCTTGACATTGTGGAGGAACTAGAGCGACTCTAATTCGGTGCTTCTTTTCGGTTAAGTGCTGAATTTAAAGGGGAACGTGGAAACCCTTTTTTTTCCACGCAAAGAGAGGAACAATGGAAACCGCTCTTAATATTGATGACAATATTGAACAGAAACAGGCAACTCAGTTGCCAGAGCCTACTGGCTATCGAATCCTAATTGCAATCCCAGACAAGGAAGAAAAGACTGAAGGCGGCATTCTCAAGGCGCAGGAAACCCTGCAATACGAGGAAGTCTCCAGTATAGTTGGCTTCGTTATGAAAATGGGACCTGACTGCTACAAGGATGAAACAAGATTTCCAACCGGACCTTGGTGTCAGGTTGGGGATTTTGTCTTGTTTCGTGCTTTCAGTGGTACGCGCATCAAGATTCATGGCAAGGAGCTTCGTATGATCAATGACGACAATGTTGAGGCGGTAGTCGATGATCCAAGGGGAATAGAAAAAGTATGAGTGAAGCAGAACAAACAACACAAGAAGATACAGGCATGAGTTCCGAAGAGAAATTTTTGGGAATCAAATCACAGATTGGCACTAAACCTAATGAAGATGTTGAAGTCCAAGCGGAGTTGGACATTGAAGTTGTCGATGAGACTCCTAGAGAAGACAAGCGTGTAAAGGATCAAAAAGATAAAACTGATTACGAGGCTGTTGATAAGGAGATAGCCAATGTAGGCAAGCTGGCAAAACAGCGTATTAAGAAACTGAAGTACGACTTTCATCAGGAACGAAGAAAGAAGGAACAGTCTGCCAAGCTGCGTGATGAAGCAATTGTTTATGCCCAGCGTGTTAAATCCGAGAATGATCGTTTGAACCAATTGGTTTCCGATGGTCAGCAATATTTGGGGAAACAGGCTGAAGAAAGAGCAGCTTTTGCTACCCAAGCAGCACAACAAAAATACAAAGAGGCTTACGAGCAGGGCAACACAGACGAAATGGTTAAGGCACAAGAGGCGTTGACCAGAGCAACAATGGATACTGCAAGTGCAGAGGAATACAGTGATGCAGCAGTTTACGATGCTCAAATGGCTGAACAGCAGTACGCGCAACAGCAGTATGCTCAACAGCAACAGCAACGACAGGTGCCGATTCCAGATGAGGAGGCGGTTTCTTGGCAAGCTAAAAATCAATGGTTTGGGAGCGATCCCGAAATGACCAGTTTTGCTTATGGAATCCATGAGAAGCTGGTTAGACAAGAAAATGTTGATCCAAAATCGGAAGATTATTATACAAGGATTGACAAACGCATGAAGGAAGTATTTCCTGATTACTTTGGGGTGGAAAAAGGACAGCCACCTACTACGACATCCCAGAGTTCCGTGGTAGCACCAGCTACACGCAATAATAGTGCAAGACCACGCAAAGTGCAGTTAACGGCTACCCAAGTTTCCCTCGCAAAGAGGCTTGGGTTGACACCACAGCAATATGCTAATCAACTAATAAAGGATATGAACAATGTCTGAAGAGCGCACCCCCCGAAGGGAGGAAACCCGTGCAACCACAGAGCGGAAAAAATCGTGGTCTCCACCAAATGTTCTACCTGACCCTGAACCAAGGGATGGTTGGGAGTTTAGATGGATTCGTACCAGTATGGTAGGTCAACCTGATAACACCAATGTATCCAGTAAGTTTCGAGAGGGGTGGGAACCCGTCAAGTCCGAGGATCATCCAGAATTGAAAATTCTGTCTGATGAAAACTCGCGTTGGGCGAAGGAAGGAGCAATTGAAGTTGGAGGGTTGTTATTGTGTAAATGCCCATCCGAAATTGTGCAACAGCGTAGAGAGTATTATCAAAACGCTGCGGATCAACAGATGGATGGCATAGACAATAATTACCTTAGAGAGAATGACCCCAGAATGCCTATGATGAAACCGGAAAGGCAAACAAGGGTTTCTTTCGGGAGTAATCGCAAGAAATAATTCTTGTGGTTATAAATTTTAATCTTGTGACTAAGGAGCACAGTTATGCCTAGTAGTGCAACGCCGTATGGCGCAATGCCCCAAGCTGGACTGAGTTGTAATGGTTCTTTCACAGGAAAAGTCCGTCATATTAAAATTGCAAGTGCTTACGACACTGCTATTTTTTATGGTGACTTTGTCAAATTAGTGGCTGCCGGTACCGTTGAAAAAGACGAAGGCACTACTTCTATGACTCCTGTAGGTATTTTTGTCGGATGTAAATACACCGACCCAAATTCCAAGAACTTGACATTCAACCAGCAGTGGGTTGCCGATACTTCGGCTTCTGACGCTGTGGCTTATGTTATGGATGATCCAAATATTCTTTTCCAAATGCAATGTGATGGCACTGCCGCACAGACCGTTTTGGGAAGCAATTGTGCGATTACCCAAACAGCAGGCTCTACTTCTATTGGTACCAGCAAGAATACTGTAGATATATCTACTACAGCTACAACCAACACGCTACCAGTTCGTATCATCGATTTTGTCGATGGTCCGAATTCTGAGGTTGGGGATAGCTATACAGATGTTATCGTCAAGTTTAATGCTGGTCACCTTTACGATAACACAACAGGACTATAAGGAGATTAGCAAATGGCTATTTCAAGAGCACAGCTACTAAAAGAACTCCTGCCGGGACTGAATGCGTTATTCGGATTAGAGTACGCCAAGTATGAGAATGAGCATCAAGACATTTATGAGACCGAATCTTCTGACAGATCGTTTGAAGAAGAAGTCAAATTAAGTGGCTTTAATGCTGCTCCAGTGAAAGATGAAGGGTCGGCTATCAGCTATGATAACGCCCAAGAATCATTTACCGCTCGTTACAACCACGAAACCATTGCGATGGGATTTGCGATTACTGAAGAAGCAATGGAAGATAATCTTTACGATTCTCTTTCTGCTCGCTACACGAAAGCACTTGCCAGAGCTATGGCTTACACGAAACAAGTGAAAGCTGTTAATCCATTTAACAATGGATTTAGCGGTGGTTCTTTTGATTCAGGTGATGGAGTTGACTTGTTCAGCACCTCTCACCCTCTTGTTTCTGGTGGAACCAATGCCAACACTCCCTCAACCCAAGCTGACATGAATGAAACTTCATTGGAAGCTGCTGTCATTACGATAGCTGGGTGGACGGATGAGCGTGGTTTGCTTATTGCAGGCAAGCCAAGCAAGTTGATCATACCGCCTAACTTAATGTTTGTTGCTCAAAGGGTACTAAAATCCGAACTTCGGGTTGCTACCGCAGACAACGACATTAATGCGATAAGATCAATGGGCACTATTCCTGACGGCTTTGCCGTTAATCATTATCTTACAGATACTGATGCGTGGTTTATAATGACCGATATTCCAAATGGGTTTAAACATTTTGTTAGAACCTCTATGGAAACAAGTATGGATGGTGACTTCGACACTGGAAATGTACGCTACAAATCAAGGGAACGCTATTCGTTTGGCGTTTCTGACCCTTTGGGAGCGTATGGTTCTTCAGGAGCTTAATGGAACCTGTGATGGGGGGGTTTCTTACTCAACCCCCATCAACCTTCTAGGGTAATTTTGTCCTACAGACTGACCTAGCAGACAAGCCAAGACGGTAGGACTTATTTTTTCGGGAGAAAGAATTATGGCAAAATCAACCTTTTCAGGTCCTGTAAGATCACTTGCTGGTTTTATTTCCGCAGGGAACGCTGCTGTAGTTAGCTTAACAGCTAATACAACTATTACAGTCGCCTCTCATGCAGGAAAAATGTTACTTTGCAATGATGCAGATGGAGTTTTTACTTTACCTAGTATTGTTGTTACAGCTCCAACAGAAGACACTGATCCTAATCAACTTAACAATTTGGGTGCTCAATTTACTTTTGTTGTTGTGACAGCAGCAACAGATATGGACATCGTAACAGATGGCACAGACAAATTTGTCGGTGGTGCGTACACTGGTATTGATGACAGCGCAGCAGGCAAAACCTTTATTTCTGGCTCATCCAACGATGTTATTACACAAAATGGCACTACTAAAGGTGGTTTGGCAGGAAGCATTGTAGTTATTACTGCAATAGCAAGCGCTAAATACCATGTTGCAGCACAGCTACTTGGTTCAGGAACTTTAGTAACACCATTTGCTGACGCTTAATAGGGAGTAAATTATGGCTGATGCAGTAGCAACACAAACCATTCAGGATGGCGGTCAAACAGCTATATTCAGATTCACCAATGTAAGTGATGGCACTGGAGAAAGTGCTGTCACCAAGATTGATGTTTCTGCACTAACCACTAATCCAATGACTAAGATGGCTTGCAACTCGGTAAGCATCGAGAAAATCTGGTTCAGTAATATTGGTATGGGTGTCAAAATATATTTTGATGCCAGTACCGATGTTCTTGTCATTCAGCTACCTGCTGATTGGACTGATGAGCTTGATTTCTCTGAGTTTAGTGGTGTTCCTGATAATGCAGGAAGTGGTACAACTGGTGATATTCAATTCACAACAGTGGGTCACAGCAGTGGCGATAGTTATACTATTGTCATGAAAGTGCTCAAGCATTACACCAATCCAAGCTAGGAAAATATATGGCTAAGTACAAAGTAGTCCAAAATGGCGAAAGAGTGCCGAGTGGCGAACCTGTCTTTCAGGTAGCAACGACAGTTGATGGCGAAGATGTCATTGTCGATGCCAGCCTGATGACTAAAAAGGAGGCAACCGCAGCAATGAAAGCGTTGTCTCCCGCCAAGAAACCGGCAAAGAAAAAAACCAAGAAGAAGTAAATGCCGTTAAGGAAAGGCTCTTCCAAGAAGGCTATTTCTGCGAATATCTCAACGCTCAGGCGTGAAGGGTATCCGCAGAAACAGGCTATTGCTATAGCCCATTCCAAAGCGGGTAAATCCAAATCAAAATTAAAAAAGGGAGGAAATATCATGCCAGAATATTTTGATTCAAAATCCAGCAAACCAAAGAAAACTAAGAAAACCCGCTATGCTGGTGGCGGAATAGAAAGCTATAATGCTCAAGTTCAGCGTAAATATGGTGGAGGCTCTGTGAAAAGGAAACAGGCTGGCAAGCAATTGCCATTGTCTGGCGGTTATCCCGGAGGAATAGCAGGTATGAAAAAACATATAGCTGAACTAGAAAAGATTGGCTTTAAGGGAGCACCAAAGACTGTAAGGCAAATTGCAAGAGCCAGAAGGGAAAATGTTTCTTCAGGAAAATCTGCTGCATTAGGTGTAAAAAGAAAGCCAAAGCTAAAGGGTAAGACAAAAAGAGGCACTAGCGGTGATGACTAAGAGTCGGATAGACCTATAAATGGCTATTGCAACCACCAATACCTTCAATCTCAATATAGGTGAGATTGTCGAAGAAGCCTATGAACGTGCGGGATTAGAAGCCCGCACAGGCTACGACTACAGGACTGCAAGACGCAGTATCGACATGATGATGCTGGAATGGCAGAATCGTGGGATGAACCTGTGGACGATTGAAAGTGGTACTGAAACCTGTGTTGCCGACACATCCACCTATACTTTGGCAGATGACACCATTGATCTTATGGAAGCGCATATGAGGCTTGATGCTGGAGACTCTTCAAATCAGACTGATTATCAGTTGACAAGAATTTCAACAACTATGTATGCAGATATACCAAATAAATTATCGACAGGTCAGCCTACCCAGATATGGATTCAGCGATTGACGACAACCCCCCAGTTTACTCTATGGCCCGTCCCTGACGATACGCAGACTTATACTGTTGTTTTTTTCAGGATTCGCCAGATTTATGATAGTGGTGAGCCCGGAAGCAACAACATGGATGTTCCGAAAAGGTTTATTCCAGCTTTGGTCTCTGGGCTTGCTTACTACATTGCCATGAAGAAGCCAGAATCTGCTGAAAGATTGCCTTTCCTAAAACAGGAATATGAAGAACAATGGCGATTGGCTTCTGAAGAAGACAGGGTGAAAGCGGCTTTTCGTTTCGTTCCTTGGACTGGATATACTTAATGACCCAGTTTGCGGCAGGGCAATATGCATTTGGTTTTTGTGATCGCTGTGGGTTTCGTTATGGTCTCCATGACTTAAAGCCAGAGATTGTTGACATGACTCCAAGTGGATTCTTGGTTTGTCCAGAGTGTTTGGATCAGGATCAGCCCCAATATCAGTTGGGCAGAGTTCCAGTAGATGATCCGATTGCTCTGGAGAACCCAAGAC